CCCGCCGTATCAATCACCATTTTCTTGGAATTGTTGACACGAAACTCTAGGTCGTGGTTTCCATAGGTATCAACAATTCCAGATTGATTGCCGTTGCTCCCGTGTAGTTTTATTCCATAACTGCCAGTTGCTAGAAATTGGGCTACGCCCACCACATCGAGTGGGACGGTCGGCGTGCAAGCAATGCCTAAAGTGTCAGCAACTATAGCCCCATCCGCAGGAGTGCGAGCGGTTGCCGAAGAAACAGCAATTGCCGTTGCATTGAGTTGAGGAATCTTCTGAGTCTGTGAAACTCCACTTGCTGAAGCAGTTCCGTCTGCCGCTCCTGCACGATCCTGCACCATTAGCGACTGAGTTGGATTAGCAAATGCTAGGTCGTAGTCTGTTACTGCTCCTATTTGGACGAGTGTGAGATTGTCTACCGTTATAGCGTCTCCGCTTGCGGCTGAAGCTATGTAAATAGTCGCGTGAGTGACTTCGCTAGTGTCAAATTCTATACTGTTACCCGTTCCAGCGACCAGTGTTCCAAACGTCACATAACCCGAACCGTCCCAACCTCTAAGCGTTACTGTTCCAGTAATTGCAGACGCATCATAACCAAACCGATATTTTTGGCCCTTTGTTTCTATCCCAACAGAAATATAACAACGCTGGTTTGCTGCATTCGCAGACAATGCCATATTGTTGCTTGGGTTGGTCTGGCTATTCCAATTGTTGCCAGTTGCCCAATCTCCTAAACCTGAAGCAAAATTTGAATTGTTGCCCGTGATTAAAGCAGTCTGACTTCCGTACTGGCTTTCAAACGGAACGTCAGCCCGCTGATAAGCGGTGTCTACTTCTGCTTGTGTGAGAGTAGAGTTGTAGAATCGGCAGCGGTAGATTGAACCGTTAAATAAATCCGTTGCCGAGTCAAAGTAGCTGCCGATTTTAGCGTCTGCACAACTGTCAATATCGGTCGCAGAAATTGTGGCGGTGGCGGTTTGATTTCCATTGTCGTACAGAGTCGCTGAAGTGCCATCGACGGTCAGCACCAAATGATGAACTTTTAAATCAGCAAGCGGGGACGGCGATTGAAGTGTGACCCAACCTCCCGAATTGCTCGGCTTAACTTGTAGCCCTGTAGTATTGTGCTCAATCGTGAATCGCCCACCATCGCCAAAATCAATTATCTTGCCGCTACTTCCCGTACTGTCAGCTTTTACTACAAATTCAAACGAAAACTTGGTTCCCAAATCTGGAGGAGTAGCTAAATCTATATTTCCCGCCGCCCCATCAAAATGCAGTCCTTGGCCGTCAGATGAATTACTTAGCTCCCGAATTATCTCGCCGCCACCAGCCGATCCAGTGACGTTTATAATGTTGGCTATTCCCATTTTATTCTCCCAGTCTGCCGCTAAATGCGATGTTCACTTTGCCGGTTCCTGATGCTGTACAAAAAGCCAAACCTCCGGTGTACCCGGCAAATGTGATGATTCCACCAGTGCCGTCCTCGTCGGAAGTGCTACCGGCTAAAATTCCCGTATAATTACCACTCGCAGTTGTGCAAGTCGCAGAATCTGCATCAGCGGTTAGGCGATAAAAAACTGGTACAGTTCCAACATTCTGCAATAGCAGAAAAGCGGGTGCTGTCTCAGTCTTCAATGATGCGTTAGCCGGAACAGTGTTGCTCGTTGTGACGCTTAGTTCCTCGTTTGTTGCCGCTGCAAAGTTAGCCAGTGTATCGTTCTGTCGTGCCATTTCTTATAATCCCCAAACTTTTTTTATCTTTTGTTTGCTGTAGGAAGACCTCCAGCCTTTCTTCGAGTTTTCTTGTTTGTAATATCCGTTTTTCATCATCGTCTTTTGAGACGGAGTTTGTTGGACACCACCTATGGCGAAACTCGTAGGTACTGCCAGTTTTACCCAGGTACCATCGCCATCACTAAAATTAGAGAGATCAGGCGAGGCCAATATTTCTTTGACCTCACCCGTCTCTTGATTCTTGAACTCAGCCAGTGGCATTAATCAGCTTTGTAAACTGGTATCCAGTATTTAACCCCGTTGATGCTACATAAAACGCCTTCAACATCAGTTGCACCTGGAGTCAATCCAGATACAGCATATACTGTTAAGTTGGTACTGCCGTCCTTGTCAGAACCATCTATTTTAGCGTTTGTAAACTCCAAGAATGGAGTAGCAGAACCTGCGGTACTTGTGTCACCGTTATCTGCTTTTATTGCAATTGGTTCTTGACCGCTATTTCCGCCTTTTAAGCGGCGGCCTTGCATTGGATTTCCTACGTTTGTTGTACTCATTTAATTAATATCCTCCTGCCTCGTCTATTGCTTCCATCTCAGCAATTAAATCATCCCGACTGGGTGCTTCAATTGCGACTTCTTCTTCGACAACGTCTTCGGTATAAGCCGGTTCACCGTTGACGGATTCCATGCCAACTACGGCATATTCATCGCCAATCGATTCAACCGATCCATCAATCGTGAAGCTAACAGCATCACCGACTGCCGGGACAATCATCGAACCATCTTCATCCGCTACTTGTAGTGCGGAAATTGGAATATCTACTTTAGGCATAATAAAACGCCCGAGGAGGCTATTAACCTCCCCAGGCTAATTGATTAGCTATAGTTAGTGGTCGAGTAAATTTCGACTAGGTGCTTGGCGTTTAGAACCTCGCAACCGTAGTAGAATTTGAATCCAACCGTGGTCAACTGAGCCAGTGGATCAGTCTTGTCCGGTCCTTGGGCGATAATCATCTTAGGTGAGTATGCGCTCATTGTGGCTAGGTTCACACCACCGTATGACTGGTCGCCTACTACAAATGTTGAGTATTTAGAACCAGCATCATTAGAAGTGTATTGAGTATTAGAACGGAATGGATTGGTGGTAGCTACCACGCGAACACCCATGTATCGTCCGACTTCTCCTTTAAACAATTGCTCAGTGTCACCATAGCGAGATGCTTCCAACCAGTCATCGTCGTTCATCAAATCGCGAGCAACTTCTGGAGCCATAATAGCTGTGAAGTAACCGTTTGATGGGCGAGCGTTTTGGACTCGTAGGTTTGTGCTTGCGTCAAGAATGTCTAGTGCGGTCATTGCGTCATCTGTACCACCAACTGTGGCGTAAGATGTAGCTGCACCAGCGTAACGCTTCTGCTTGTCAGTGACATCGCTTCCTAATTTTTTCTTTAGAATATCATCCACTTTCAAAGCGGCATCCTGACCATTTGTGATGGTTGCCTGTTCAAGATGGTTGAAAAGTTCAACTGCGGAAAGTAGATCAGTAATTCCTATGACCTGTCCGTATTGTGTCAATGTTGCACTAACACTTTGAAGTTCTAAGCGTTTATAATCCGCTGACGCAATTGCTGTGCCTTCTACTAACGCGTCAACGTCCGTAATGTCACTTTCCGGGTAACGGAAGAACTTAATGTCTTTGTGTCCAAGTTTAGCCGGAAGATCAGCTTTATATGCAAACTGGTCGAGAACGATATTCTTTAAAGTTTGCTCCAGTAGCTTCTTATCGAAGTAAGTTTGTAACGATTGTTTAACGTCATCTGCGCCATTATTCGTTGTATTGGTAATTCCAACTGCCATTTTTTAATCTCCTAATTTAATTTGTTGCGAACATTTCCGCCCCGGAATCATCTGATTGTTGCATCGCTCTCATAAGTTCAGCCCGTTGTTTATCGGTAGATAACTTATCAAACGATTCAACCTCCAAAATATTTGATGCCGGTTGCGATCCGTTCAGTTGTGTTTTTTCTTCGTATTCAGCGACTTTCTTTTTTAAGTCACTGACTTGTTTTTCCAATGAAGCTGATCGGTTAGCCTGGAGGTACATCACCGCACCTTCGACTGCATCGTTGATGCCTTCGGGGTATTGGGTGAGAACAGGTTTTCGCTCAAGCAATTGACCAACCATCTTGAACAATTCGCTGTTCTGGTCGTTCAATTCTTTATGCTCTTTAGCTTGGCTCTTCCAATTCGTATCCCATGCAGATACAAACTTTGCTTGCTGCGCTTTTGCGTCCTGTTCTTTAACCGCACTACGAGCCTGATCCGCCGCTTTTCTTGCTGCTTCGGCATTCGCGTGATCGCCTTCGTCCTCGAACTCTTTGGCTATTGCCTCGTATTCATCGGGTGAGTAGCGACTCGTTGCCGTTTTTTGCTGTATCTCGGCTAGAGACTTGTCTTGCTGTTCTGTCAACGCTTGACGTTGTGCCGCTAATTCCTCGCGCTCTTTCTTTAATGCCGCTTTTTCAGCATTAACTTCACGCCAGGTTTTGTTGGCTCGATCTTGCGTTTTCTTTGCCCGAGAATACTTTGACTGGGATTTCTCCCCAGACTTAGATTGCTCGGTCTGTTCCTCCTCAGACGATTTATCGTCTGCCGGTTGCTCCGGTTCCTCACTGGTTTTGTCCTCAGTTTCAACTGATTCCTGTTCGGGTTCTTCGACCTGCGGCATCGAAGATTTTTTCGCAGTAGTACCAAACTCGTTGGCATCAGATTCCTCCAATGCTCTTAGCAATTGCTCGCGTTCAGTATCGACCTCGACTGGTTTTTCTAGTGTTACTCCAGACATAAATCTTTAAGCAGTTTGGCGCATCCATTCCAGGTCATCGGTAACACCGTCCACTTGTTCATCGGGTTGGCTAGTAATCACTGCCATCCCATCAAGTGTAGCCAGCGCGGATTTAAACCCGGCGGCATGACCAGCGTGATACGCTAAGTCGCTTGGACTCGAAATAAACCTGTCACAGTTCTGTATATGCAAGCTTAGTAAGTGGTAACGTAAAGTAACACCAACCTCGCTTGTCATGAATTGCTGCAATTTTACAGCATGTTCGCTTGTCCATTCTGGCGGGTTAGCCCACCGGGACACCTGGCGGAACTGCTTCCATAGCCGCCACTGGGTTTTCAATCGATTCCACATTTTGTTGTTCTGCCTGTGCTGCAACTGCTTGTTGCATTTGGGCAAATAAATTCTTTAATTCCTGCTCCACCTGGCGACCCGTTTTTGGATCAGCTTCTTTCAGTTTTTCCAAGTGTTCAGCAATATGTTGCTCTAGGAATTGTCCCTCGGCAGGTTCTGGTGGTGCGCCGGTATCGGCTCGGTTGGTGATGTATGCCATGACCGTTTGAATGTGGATCAAGTGGTCATCCGAATCTTTAACTACCGCAGGAAATCCTAATCGTAGGAATGTTATTTCATTGGCCTGATCTTCTGCTTGATCAGCTTGAACTAGTTGCGGATCGACATATAAACGTTTTACGAGTGTTGCATCGTCAGATTCTAGAATAGTTTTCCGCAATTGTCCTTGGTCGATAAACGGATCATTGGCAAACATCTGGAATCGAGTAATGGCTTTTTGCATTAGCAATTGCTTATTAACTCCATCCGCCGATCCGGTTGGTTGTATTCCGTACTGCTCATGCAACGCTTCCTGCGGAACCTGTTGTGCAGTGTCTAAATACCAGTAATCCAAACTTGTTTTGTCGTACTGGAGCAGTATCGACCAACTCATCCGGTACAGATTACCCAATGCAATTCGGAATATTCGCATCCGCAAATCGCTGGATTGCTGGTATAAACCTCCAATTGCTTGGATTTCAGTGGCAGTGCGTCTCTCGGTGTTCTGTAATGTCTGAGTTAAACCGAAATCTGGTGTGCTTACACGATTCTGCGCTATCTCGCGCATGATATTCATCTGTTGATCGAATGAAATTGGGGGTGCTTGATGTGCTACCGGCTGGATTCCATACGGTAAAATGCTCCCAGGAGTCATTCTGATGTTCCCAGAATTAGGCATATCACGCTCAGCACGGTATAATGGGCGATTAAATAACGTCATTGCGTCATTTTTTTCGTTCATTAACTTCGTTAATTCGGCTTCAAAGATCGCTTGTAGCTCAACTACTCCTCTGGATGAGTAAAAACCGGGGTCTTTGATCTCATAATTAAACGCAATAAACGGTGGTTTACCGTGGTTATACGGTAATTTCATCGGCGGACGTAGGTCGATATCCGGTGAACTAGGTGAATATGTGCAAATTAACCACTCACCAGTGTCTGGGCATCGATGGTAAACCTCCCAAACAATGATTTTATCCTGTTCGGGGAATGTTAATCCTTCGCGCTCATACTTCACCGATTCGGTGTTCATATCACCAGCGTCATCGGAGTAACTACCAACGATTTGGTCAAGTATGGCTTTATCCTGTTTTAAATGTTTTTGACGTTTATACGCTTCAACCGAGTAAACACTGATATGACAAATGCGATCCGCATCAGCAATATCTCTCGTCCACGCTGGAACGACAAAATGCTGGGGATTTACAGTGTAATACTTCAAACGCTTTGATTGATAATCCCAAAGAACTTTTAATATCCCGGTTCCACACATAAGCATGGCATCAACCGCGCTCAAGACTTCTGTCTCAAGATTGGTCTTTTGCTTCACTCGATGATCAAACCATTGAGCGGCGGCAGTCGTGTATTCGGCTACCTGGGGTGACGTAGGAACAAATTGTGCAATTAAATCTGTAGCGAATAATTGCTGAAAATAAGCAGGTTTAAGCTCGCTGATTGTTGTATCAACCAACGGAAAATGTACATCACTCGCTCCCGGCCACGGTTTGTTCTTTCTTCGCAACCCGTGGTGACGCATCTCGTAGAACATTCTTTGTCGAACATCCCACACTGAACGATCAGCTAAATCTTGAAGTACGTTTGCGTTTAATTTCTGCCTATGCATTAAAATTCTGATTCCTCATCTTCTTCTTCCTCCTCGTAATCTTCATCATCTTCCTCCTCATCCTCAATGCACCATCCTACTGATTGAATTGCGAATAACGCTGAAAACATCTGAAGACCACCAATTAACTCAGCATCACTTAGATCAAACTCTTGTTGATACCGAATGATTAGCTTTTGTAACTCACCGTAAAACGCATCTAATTGTTTTTCGGTGGTCATTCCCGAAGGAGATGTTTATCGGCGTTTTTTAGGCGAAAGACCGAACTTTTTACCACCTGCGGCTTTACGAGGCCCGGAAGCCATAGCACGCCTACCGGCGGCTGATACGTTTCGTTTTAGGCTTTTTCTTGCACCTCGTCGTGCGCCTAATGACTCATCTTGTCGGCTTTTGTAGCCTTGTTTTTTTGCTGCCATATTAGATCGATTTTAAATGCGTAAAAAAAACGCACCCGAATTGGGTGCGATAAATCAACTACTTGGCAAGTGTTTGGTGAAGTAACTACAAGTAACTGATTGCTCTGGTCAAAAGTTTCTGAGCTTTTACCGGGTTATCGTTAACCGAGCTTCTAGCTTCATCTATTAGCTTTTTAATCCTTCCGAGTTGCCACTTTAACGTCAAAGCGTAGGTAGTCTGATCAACTGCTTCATCCATAATATCATCGATTAGCGGGACTCGTTCCCATAGATCGCCGCCATGCTCGGCTTGACCGGCTCGGTACTTGATATCGATCTTCGACCTGACTTCTTTCAGTATCTCGTTGAGATGATTCTCCTGGTCAAGTGTCATTGTCTTAAACTCGCTTTTTCAAGCTCATACTCGTAATCGATTATCTTTTCCATCAATGATCGAACAAACGCCTTAGACTCAGGAGATGCAGTATAGGCATCCTCGAATCCTCGTTCATTGTTCAAGATTATCGTTTTGGTCGCGTCCAGCTTCCTCGGAAGTGTCCGACATCCTACCGTCAATCCAATCGAGCTTGTCACGGCGACGATCATCAACAAGTTTTTCCAGTTTTTCATTTTCAGCTTTTTTTCCATACGAAAATAATCCTTTAAGAATTTCAAGTATTAATCTTATTATTTGCGTCAATTTCATGAGGTGTATATTTCAAATTACTGCCTACAGCACAACCGATTCCACGTTTTAGCTTTTCCAGTTCTGACATTTCTTTTTTCTTTTTCTTTGGTTTGATGCTGAATGTCTGCATCGATGTTCCTATTTGTCCTTTCATAAATTATCCCGTATTTAATCCCATCGATTCGCGCAGTTTATTATCGCCAGTCCACTCACTCATTCCCGCCTCCAGAACTTCATTCAAGTCAGGTTGCCAACGCTTCTGCCACATATACTGATCGCTATTACTAGCCAACGTCATCACTACAGCATCCCCACGGTCAGGCGAACTAAAGCCTCTAGCCTTCATCTCTTTCTTGCTCTCCAGATTGAGTTTGCCGGTCTTTCCGGTTCCAACCCGCCGAGTAGTCAACTGGCTATGTAAAATCTCGTCATCGGGCAATATACACTCCATACGGTCTATCTGACGGGCTGCCTGGAACCACATCTCAGTTCCTCGGTTCTGATAACGATCTGGTTCCTGCGCTCGTCCTCCCAAGTTCACCTGGTGAATAGGCCAACCCATCTCACTTAGCTGATGGCACATAGGCAAACCTAACCCACCTGCATCACCAAATATCTGTTCTGGTTTCAATCCAGCTTTCTCAAACTCCAACGCAAACCGCGCACATCCAGCCATCGTATTCGCCTCGCGCCATGCCAGTAGTTTTACAATCTTATTGCCGATCCTCAGACAGAACACACTCTCGTCTCCAGCCGCCGCAAAGTCACACGCCGCAACCATCTCCTGACCGTCTTTCGTAGGAGGATTATCCAAGCAATTCTGCAATGAATCCCACGGAATAACCAAGCCTTCACCACTCGTCTCTTGGAACTCGCCAAAGATCATGGACCGGATCAGCGGGTGGTCTTTCCCCCACATCTCCATCTGTTCTTCTATCCATTCTTTCTTAATGTGCGGACAGTCAAATGCGGTGACAGTGTGGAGTTTCCACCATTTCTGTTCTTTGCTGAATATCTTATAAAACTTCCCCGTAGTACCACCCGGCGAACTCATCGCCATAATCCTATTAGGCTGAATACGAGCAACCGCTTCAAATAAATCTTCTTGGATCGATTTACACTCATCCAAGATAATAAAAACATTACCATGAAAGCCTTCAAACCTACCGGGTTGGTCAGTGGCGAAACCTAATATCCTCGAACCATTATCCATCGTTAAGTCGGTCTGGTTTATGCTCATACCTAACCCAGACACTTTACTCGCTAGACTCCTAATCTGAGGCCAAAGCTGTTCTTTCACCTGACGATAAACGCCACTCGTTGTGATGATAATGCTCCCGGGATAAATCAACCCATACCACAACGCTGCCGGTGCTGCGATCATCGCAGTCTTGCCACTACCATTAGCCGCCTTCAACGCCACTCGCGCACCGGGTTTGCTAAGATCGAACAGAACTGACTTCTGCCAATCG